GTATAATGCAAATGCCAAATCACAGATACATCAGGGTCACCTTGGGCAACATTCCTGGAACAACGATGATGTAATTGTTTCTATTCTTCCTTGTAAATCTCATAGATTAGATTATTATAACAATCAGTTTTTTAAACAACAACATGGAAAATTAATTGAGTACATCTTGTTGTCGCTATCGCCTGTTGACATTGATCATAAACTTGCAACACAGTGGAACTATAATGGCAAATTTGACGAAACTGTGCCCAGGTGGATTATGCGTGAGTGGTGTTCGTTTTGGATCAACGATGTGCTAGAAGTTGCATACAATCCACTGCCATATCAAGAGATAAATTCAGTGGCGCAACTGACTACGCAAGACATATTTGAAAATTACATAGAACTATTAATTGAGATTGTGGCAAAACTAGGATTGACTTTTACCGTTGATCTGTATATAATACAGCAACAGCATAAAAATTTTTTGTCAGCGCAACAACTTCACAATAGCCAACTGCGCTGTGAACAATATGTGCAGGATCTATTAGATGGTACCAACACTGAAATTACAGTGTATAGTATTTTTGACGAAGCATACATCCAACATCTATTGAGATCAAACAATCTTGAATTACAATGCGACAGCTTGGATCTTTTTCCTGTCACAACGCAACAGCTTAAAAATTTAACATATGAAACAATGCACAATACAAATTAAAGATGAAGTAAACATCAAAATTGAAGGACTCGATCTTGACGTTCGTCGCGCATTGGTAAATGCATTTAAATATGAGGTGCCAGGCGCACGGTATCTACCAGCAGTGCGCCTGGGTCGTTGGGATGGCAAGGTCAGTTACTTCCAACTGGGTGGTAGCACCTATGTAAACTTGTTGCCTGAGATTGTTCCTATCTTAGAAAAGTTTGATTATGACATTGAACTAGATGATCAAAGAACATATTCCACGGTGTTTGACTTTACGCAGATCCGAGAAGATTCGTTTGCACACAAGGTGTGGCCTAAAACACACCCAATGGCCGGGCAGCCTGTGATCCTGCGTGACTATCAAGTGGAGATTATCAACAACTTTCTTGGCAATCCACAGTGCATACAGGAAGTGGCCACCGGTGCAGGCAAAACCTTAATGACAGCGGCCTTGAGTTTAAGCATAGAACCCTATGGTCGTAGTATTGTCATTGTGCCCAACAAGAGCTTGGTCACACAGACTGAAGCAGACTATGTTAACCTGGGATTAGATGTAGGTGTGTACTTTGGCGACCGCAAAGAAATTGGTAAAACGCACACTATATGCACCTGGCAAAGTTTAAATGTACTGATGAAGAACACAAAGAACGGTGTGGCAGATGTCACCATCCAAGATTTTATTGAGGACGTGGTATGTGTGATGGTGGACGAAGTACACATGGCCAAAGCAGATGCACTCAAAAGCCTGCTGACCGGGGTCATGTCTAGAGTGCCAATTCGATGGGGTTTGACCGGGACTGTGCCCAAAGAACCTTTTGAGTTCCAAGCACTGCGGTGTAGCCTTGGTCCGGTGATCAATCAGCTCAGTGCCAGCGAACTACAGGATCGTGGTGTACTGGCACAGTGTCATGTGAACATTGTGCAGTTGGTGGACCATGCAGAGTTTTCTAACTATCAAAGTGAGTTGAAGTTCTTGTTGGAAGAGCCAGACCGACTCACTGCCATTGCCAACTTGGTTGCCCAGGTCAACACCACAGGCAATACACTGGTATTAGTAGACCGTGTGGCAGCCGGCCACGCCTTGATTGAACGCCTGGGCGATCGAGCAGTGTTTGTATCAGGCGCAACCAAAGCAGGAGCAAGACAAGATGAATATGACGAAGTGGCCACCAGCACTGGCAAGATTATTGTGGCGACTTACGGTGTGGCCGCTGTGGGTATTAATATCCCTCGTATTTTTAATTTGGTTCTTTTGGAACCCGGAAAGAGCTTTGTCCGAGTTATACAAAGTATTGGGCGAGGCATTAGAAAAGCTGAAGACAAGGACCATGTAGAAATCTGGGATGTGACCAGCACCTGCAAGTTTGCCAAGCGGCACCTGACCAAGCGCAAGGCATTTTATCGAGATGCNAACTACCCGTTTTCCCAGGAAAAACTAGAATGGAAGTAAAAAAAATAGCAGTGTGCGGCGACAGCTACATGTGCCTTGACAAGCTTCATGTAGGCACACACTTTAGTGAACTGTTAAACAGTCGGTATTCGGTTGTTAATCTTGCCCGAGCTGGTGTAAGTCATGTTGAGATTGGATTCCAAATTAAACAAGCAATTGAACTCAACCCAGATTATGTTTTTATCGGTTCCACAACTTCTGACCGCATCGAAGTCCCAATTGCTGATACAAAAAACATCGAATCACTAAAACTTGAGCATTTCCGTTCTGGCCCTGACAGATATTATCTAAGTTCAAATATTCTGACTCTCATTAACAGTGGAACAGGCTACGGAGAGTTTAAACCTTATCTGACAGATGACATAGTTGATGCGTTAAAAAAACATCTATTATACATCCACGACGACAGGTTGATGAAAGAAATCAACAGTTGGATTATTGGATACTGGCTTAATCAGTTGTGTACTGCTGGAATACCGCACTATCTGTTTGACGATACGTTTGCGGTATACAGCGAACAGCTCATGAGTCCCATATATCATACCAGTTACAAAACTCAAGTAACAGCCGCAGAATGGATCAACAATCACCTTGGCTCTATTTTTAAAGGTTGACAAATGCAATGCAATACTGTATTATACACTCATGCGCATATTAACTCTTGACAACACACTTTTTGACCTTGACCATCTCCCTGAAGAAGTAGATGACATGAGGTTTGCTATATTTGACAACAGTGATCCCAAAGACCCTGACTATCACTATATTCCACTTATCTTTCTTGAAAGCTTCAATGCACCTGCTCTGGTACTACAGATTGGCGACCACAAAATTCGCATGCCCATGGACTGGCAAGTGCTGATTGGTGAGCCCGAAATAGGCGATCTCGAAGTGCTGCCCTTGACTAGTATCAACGATCGTGGGTTCCGGGTATTCCAGTTCAATCCACTCAGCAGTTTCCGTCCCAGCTTTCCCACCATCGAAATAGTAGATGTGTACCACGAAGTGGCCTGGTATGCACCCAAACTAAAGAACGGGCAGATGTTGTGTGTTCCTATATCAGATGGTCCCAAACCCGACTGTGTATACTTTGTCAAGGACATCAGTCGTAACTGTGAAATTGTTGACTATCAAAAGGCCTGGTAATGACACTTTCACAAGAACAAAAAAAAATTGAAGCAGAATTGACTGCTCAACGTGCAGAGCAGGCAGGATTGCCTCAGGACCGTATTGATTTTCTTAGAACAGCACTGGATCTTTATCAAGTGCCCAATCAAATCAACTTTCACCAACACGGACATTCTCCAATACCTGGACAAATTGACTTTCACCAACACAGGCATTCTCAAGATGTAGATGATGCACTAGTGAGTGATTTTTTTAAATTGCAACCAACTGGAAGATTTCTGTCTATTGGTGCTGCCAATGGCATAGACCAAACATGGGCTCTGTTGCATAAAGGATGGAGCGGTGTGTACTGCGAACCTGACCCAGTGGCCTTGACATCGGTTGATGGGCATGGCCTATTGCGAGCAACAAAAGATTTCAGTGATCGGGTTATGGTTGTCAATGCAGCCATTGCTGCCACCAGTGGTGTTTGTCAATTTTACATCAACCACACAATTGCACTGTCAACGACAAAACTGCACTTGTCCAACACCAGCTCTAGACCGATTATAATTAATTCATTGGGAGTGAACCAATTGTTGGATTATGTTGGAGAAGACTTTGACTATGTACAGATTGATGCTGAAGGCGCCGACCACGAAATTATAACTGCCATTGATTGGGCCGCTAGATTGCCAATGTGTAAACTGCTGGGAGTTGAACTGGGAATTGAACTTTGGCCTCAGTTATGGGAACAAGGCCGTTATGTAATGTCATCAGTGACTAAACACAACACCTACTTTCGGCGATTGGATTTAAAAAATGAGTGACAAATTAAATATTGCCAATGAAATGCGACAGATGGATCGTAAGAACCGCACCTTCTATCGGGAACTGACCGATGAAGAGCGCAAGAAGTTTTCAAACTTCTTGATGTTGCGCTGGGGCAGTGCAGTGGAAGGCAGTAGAGAACTGCAGGAGTTCTATGTGATTGCACTGAATGAACGTTTCAACAAGCACTTCTTTACATTGAACCGACATCCAGAACTGCAATGGTTATGTGCTACTACTGTGAGTCCTGGCTTGGGTACACCACGACACACGTGGATTGCACCCAAGAAAAAAGAACCCGGTGCCAGTGGTATACGCAAGCAGTTGGCAGAACTGTATCCCAACATGAAAGACGATGACATTGCAGTGTTGGCGTCAATCACTACCAAAAAAGAAATTGACGAGCACCTAAGATTGTCAGGACAAGACACGAAAAAATGACCTACACCTGCCAGTATTGTAAGAAAGACTTTGTGAGAGAAACAAGTCTGGCTGTGCATAGCTGTGAG